CGTCGTCTCCACGTAGTCCCAGTTGGGAGCTACTGAAGACTTCGTCACGTAACGTGTAGCCGAGTGACTCCTTATCGGAATCACTCCACGTTGCATATCGCCACGCAAGAAGGTGATCCACAACCCATACGGGTTGTAGATTCTTTTCCTTGCGCGCCGGGGAACGAGCACTTCATCCGTAACGGTTAACTTAGGCGGAAGCGCAACCCACCTCCTATAAATAGGAGACTGATAGCGCTTACTCCGTTTAAGTCGGCCAGCTATAGAGAGAGGTACACGTACCCCACTGTCAAGGTTATCCTGCAGTGGGACTGGTCTGAAAGACACAGTTCTGAGCAGGCCTTGAACAGTCTTACGCAGTGGAATGCCCGTTTGGGCAGACCACTCGTTTAGGCGATTGAGGGCGATAAAACGGTCTTGTTGTGTGTCCAGTCTAAGGATATGTACTGGACGGACTACTCTACCTTTAAAGTAGTCACCACCACAGGACTCGCGGAACGGACCTTCGAGAAAGGTCTTATTGCTGTTGACTTCGAAACCTAAGCAGCTAAGGAGACGAATAACATGCCCGGCAATATCTGTCGGGACAATTATATCATCTCCAAAAACTGCAAAGTTAGGAAGTCTATTACCTTTTCGGAACCTAGGTTTAATACCTAAAGCCCTAAAGGTCGCAATAACACATGCGGTGAAGAGAAGCGTCTGCAACGGGAATGTAAAACCATTCCCCATTGTAGAAACCATCTCTAGCTCCACTAAGCTGCCATCTGGCAGACGCGAGGTGGGTGAGCGGAATAAGTCTAACCACGCAACAAAGTCGCGTGGGAAGATCTCCCGTATCATCGTTCTCGATAGTGAGTCGGAGGCAGAACTGAGGTCGATCGTTGAGAAAGACCCCGATCTACTACCGATACGAGCTAGCCTACGGTTTACAGTCTGTTGGGATGAAAGGTCGATTCCGACCTTAAATCTCAATCGATCTGTTAACCAGTCACCAAGCCCTAACTGATAGAACATATTCAGTGTGGGCTCCGTACAAATCGTACGGCATATGTCGTTCGTCTTAGGGACGAATGAGAGACGGTTACCTGGTACTAATAAGGGGTCCCCAAAACTATAAGAGCGTAATCTTTCAGCTCTATCGTAGCGGGGATCGTCCTTAAAGTGAAGCACATAGGCTTCATAAAGGGAACGACGTGTAACTGACAAGGGGCTGGAGAATAACTTTGTATAAAAGTCATTTCCCCAAGCACCTATACTAGCTCCTGGACCGACCTTACCACGGTTCAAAATCGAACCAAGGGAAAGTTGTGGTACCGAGTTAGTTAGTAGAAACCGATAGATGAAGTTCCTAACCTCACCTATCTGCTCTTGCAGTAATACATCGTCCCTACCGACCACGAGCTTAAAGTCCTTACACCGTTGATTAACGGAGAGGAACTTTTTAAGGCCAAGAGCCTCAGCATCGTCCTTTAGGAACGTCACATATTTCTTGAATATGGATGACCTAAGGGCTTCCGCTGAGAACTTCTGGTGCTCATACGCAAACGTTCGCGTAAGGTCGTCAACCAGGTTTGAAAGTACTTCATCCGAGTAACTGCTCAAGTTGAGTACTCCTTCACGATGTCACATGGATCGTAGGCTCTCAATCGACGACTGTAGCGACCGCGTCAACGACGCGATACTGCGGTCCTCTCGACGAAGAGCACGGCCAAATAAAGACAGAAGCAAATTGCGAGAAAGGGATAGAGCCACACCGCAAGGCGTAGCAATATCCGACTCAAAGCAATCTTCAGGCCCGTCAAGAGCGACTACGACATGAATCGTAGAGTTCCATCGGGCGCTAAGAACTGCCATTAAGCCAATGTCCGAGTATAAGAAACATTCTGAGAATTTCTTCTCAGCACGTTCAAAATCACTCAGACACGCTACAATGGCATAGCGACGGTCTATATCAAGCCGATCCTTAGTGTTAACTTCGGAAAGGGAAGAATGAAATTTCATATCTGACCTCATGGTAAGTAGACTGAAAAACGTCTACAGGGTCCGCGGAATGCGGTTTCCCTATGGAACGTCGACTGGTGATAAAGCCTTAACGAAATCGGGATACTTCGCAAGAAGATACCCGAAAGCGATAAGACCAAACCAGCAGTAACGACGACTCTTGAGTGACATTACATCACTCCAGAGACCACCGTGTCACCGATACCAGCAGACTGCTGGGCGATGACTCCGAAGTGCATCGATAGCATCGCACGGATCTCCGAAGGAGAGGCAGTGTCGGTGCCGGCCGGGACCGCAATAGTGGTCTTAGCCTGCGCAACGACAGATGCCTGCCCAGAAAGAGGAACCGCGCCTTTCCTTGTAATAAGATGATACTCATTACGAGGGACGCTGCGAAGGATACCCGTCACGGGATCGACGATCGAGAGCGCCTTTAAAACTTTAGGGCGAACGAAAGTCGTCGTGAACGGACTGGACACAGAAGAAACGGAAGCGCCTGTCTGTGTACCGCCAAGAGCGGTAACAGCCACTTGCTTTCCATTACTATCTGGAGCAGTATCAACCACGTGCGTATACGTAGGCGAGGTGAAACCCGTCTGCGCAGCGCCAGTGACTGGTGAAGTAATTGAAACGGTCATAATAACCTCAGACCCGAAGGTCAAAAAGAAGTAAGTTTAGAAACCACACGTTTGTTTAAACTAAGTGCGGAAGCAAGATTCACGACCTGACGCCAACCTGGGACAGAAATGTCGAAGGAGAACGAAGGAAGTGAATCAATGCGACCACGGCTTAGAGTAAACTTAGTGTGAACCGAACGACTAGACGATCCACTGCCGCGGATGTACCCGGTAACGTGAGAATTCACGTCACTATTGTACGTCAGCGTTGTAACGTTCTCGTTCTTGATCTTGACGGTCCTTGAGGACCATCGAAGATTAGCAAGACCGAACGAGTAGCAGTCGAGTACTTGACCAACATTGGAAAAGTAGTCTATGGCCCAAGACCAAGGAAGTAGCTCCCAGAGGGTAGGAATGAACTCACGAGGCGAAAAGCCCCAGAGCTCAGGATCGAACCCACCAAGACTACTAAACTGGGTCACACCAACGGCCCCCGTACACGAGACCGAAACTGTTTGTTTCGATTGCGAGACGAGGCGCCAATAGATACCCCCGACGCTGTACGTGTCATTTTGAGAGGTAGTCCCGTAAGGGAAGACTTGCTCCGTTGTATAACGGACCACTTCTGTCTCTTTGCGGAACTTATTAACCTGCTCAGATAAAGCACGCGCAGCATCCTGGGCATCAGATATTAGAGGAATCCAGTGAAACTGGGTCTCTAACCAGGTGGCTCGGACGAATTTGACCCGATCCTTCTTGTGCTTGTAGCGTGTACCCTTTTCAAGGCGCACGAGACTTTGCCCAATAACGGAACGGAGCGCAGACGCCGGGCGTAATATGCCATGGAGAGCCTCTGTCAACTCACCAGCAAAAGTAAGACCGCGAAATTTGGTCTGAACTTGTCTGGCTTTTAACAGGAAGGCAATCGTCGCATCGTTTATAGTGCGCGAGGAATCAGCACCAGGAGGGTTAGTCGCTGAGTTAATAGGAGCATATTGCCCCTTTAACTCGTGAGTAACCTCCTTAGGTTTTCCAAAAAACGACTGGGTAAAAGTAAGAGATCCCTCACCCGATTCGACAGAACGAGATTCACTAACAACAGAGTAAGACGAAGTGGCGTCTTGTTGGTCCTGAAGTTTCTTACGAAACGACGGAACCGACACACCAGACTTAGTATCACTCCAGGTGTATAGTGGACCCGTTTTGTCGGCATATACCGGATTTCCGGTAGGGTCGAATGTGTTATCTGTATACTTAGCCTGGAAGCTATGGAACGTAACCTTGGTAGCCAAAAGACCTCCGCAAAATGAGAGAGAAGCAGGATTTAGCCTGCCCGAACCTAAACGGAAGAATTCCGCAAGGTACCGTAGACTGCGAAGCAGAACTACAGAGAGGGCTCGAAAGAG